TACGACTTCATGTGGATCGCCGGCATGTGCGACGCCGCCGGCCTGGCCAACCCGTTCGGCCACTCCGGGCGCCGGATCTCGGACTTCTGGGCCGGCCTGAACGGGACCTGGGGCAACACCCAGGAATGGAAGAAGCACCGCAGGACGAAGCACGACCACAACCCGGTCAACGACGCCATGGGCAACTGCGAGGCGTTCGAGACGATCCTGCGGATGCAGGCGGACGGGGCCTTCCGGTGATCTCAGGGGAACCCCCGGCGGACGGCATCGTCTTCGGCCTGCCGGCGCCCGGTCCGTACGTCAGCATCAGGCCGCGCTACCAGCTGGTCTGTGAGCAGTGCGGCCCGCTAGACGGCGGCCTGCACGACAGCATGGCCAGCGCTGCGGCTGACCGGGACGCCCACGTGCACTCCCACGTCGCCGGGGAGTACCTCGTTGTCAGCGCTGGCAGCAGCCGCGGCGACATGATGCGCCAGCGCGGAGAGGTGACCGCGTGAGTATCGCCACTGACGCCGCCATCAAGGTGATCGGGGAGGCCCGCGTCCCGGCCGACCTGTTCGCCGACGGCATGCCCGGCTGGCGCAGGCTGGCCGCCGCCGTGCACCCCGATACCCACCCGGGCAACGGCGCGGCCGAGGCGGCGTTCAAGCGGCTCAGCGAGCTGTGGGTCGCTCACGGCAAGCCGGCCAGCACGGTGGCGTTCCGCGGCGACATCGCCTGCCTGTACCGCACCGCCACGGGCCTGCTCGCCAAGATGCCCCGCGACCCCGCCGACAGCGACCTGATGCGTGCCGAGGCCCGCGCGCTGAAGGCCCTCGCCTCCGGCGCCCCCGCGCGGACCCTGGCGTTCTACCCCGAGCTGGTGTCCTCGGTGCGGCAGAAAGACCCCGGCACCGGCATGGTCCGGCAGGTGAACACGATCGGCGAACTGGCCGGGTTCGTCACCCTGGAAGCCGTGGGCCGCGCTTACCCGGCCGGGCTCGACCCGCGCGATGCCGCCTGGATGTGGCGCCGCCTGCTGTTCGCCCTCGGCGGCGCGCACCGGGCCGGGCTCGTCCACGGCGCCGTGCTGACGCCGCACGTCCTGATCCACCCGGAGCAGCACGGCCTCGTCCTGGCCGACTGGTGTTACGCCGGCGAAGGCCCGGCGCACCAGCTGACCGCCGTACCGCGGGCCTGGCGGGCGTTCTACCCGGACAAGGTGCTGGCCAGCAAGACGGCCACCACCGGCACCGACGTCGCCATGGCGGCCCGCCTCATGACCGGGCTGATGGACGATAAGATCCCGCGCCAGATGCTGGCCTTCGCCCGGGGCTGCCAGCTGCTCCCGGACCTGGACGCCTGGGCCGCGCTCACCGACTTCGACGGCGTTATCGAGCGGCTCTGGGGGCCGCGCACGTTCCGCCCGTTCGCCATGCCGGCGGCGGGAACCACGACAGGAAGGACACCGTAATGGGCGGTGGAAGCTGGTCAGCACGCTCCTACAAGGCAGCCGAGACGTTCCGGAGCGAGAACAACATCAGCGCGTTCGCCTACACCGACAGCGGGGCGACCAGGACCCACAACGAACTCGATCCCAAGGGCATCAGCCGGGAGTCCCGTGACTCCGCGGAGCACCCCGAGTCGACCCCGGTCGTCGTGCCGTTCGACGTCACCGGCTCGATGCGCACGGTCCCGCGGGTTCTCCAGACCAAGCTGACCGCGCTGCTCGGCCTGCTCCTGCTCAAGGGCTACGTGCCGCACCCGCAGATCATGTTCGGCGCGATCGGCGACGCCACCACCGACCGGGCGCCGCTCCAGGTCTCCCAGTTCGAGTCCGACAACCGGATGGACGAGCACCTGGGCAAGATCTACCTGGAGGGCAACGGCGGCGGCCAGATGACGGAATCGTACGAGCTGTTCCTGTACTGGCTCGCCCGGCACGTCACCACCGACGCCTGGGACAAGCGCCGTAAGCGCGGCTACCTGTTCCTCATCGGCGACGAGACGGCCTACCCGAAGGTCAAGGCCGCCGAGGTCCGGCGCATCATCGGCGACGAGCTGAGCGAGGACATCTCGCTGGAGGCGATCGTCCGCGAGGTCCAGCAGCGCTGGGACGTCTACTTCATCATCCCGGCCGCCGCGGCGCACGGCGGTGACGCGCAGGTGCTGGAATTCTGGCGCGGGCTGTTCGGCCAGAACGTCATCCAGCTGGACGACCTGGACGCGGTGGCCGAGACCATCGCGCTGACCATCGGCCTGGCCGAGGACGCCACCGACCTGGACGACGGCCTCGCCGACCTGGCCAGCGTCGGCTCCACCGCGGGCGGCACGGTCGGCAAGGCCCTGGCCAGCCTCGGCTCCGGCCGCGGCCAGGTCACCAGCACCAGCGCTCCCCTGGACCTGGCCGGGGAGTCAGGCAGCGACCGGCTGTAGCGTCCGAACTCAATCTACAGAGAGTTCTTTTGTGACCCAGGTAGCGGCAGACAGCAGCCGCTCCGGATCATCGAAGAAGTGACCGAGCCCGATGTTGCAGTGGTGGCAAAGAAGGCCGCGAAGGCATTTGCCGCAACTTTGCCACCACTCTCCCGGGCAGCACGAATGGTCGTGATCAATGTGCCAGTTACCTCTACCACCCGGTTCCCGTGCTTGACAGACGCCGCAGACCTTGTGGCTGTCGAACCACGCAATGCTGAAGCCGATGCGCTTCAGCCTGATTTCTGTCCGGCGGCGCAGGACTCGTTCGGGGTCTCTGGCATAGGCGGCAATAACTCCGTCGGTTTTCTGGCGGCGTTTGGCACGGCGATGTTCAGGTACGCAATCCGGGCAGACTGGGATCTTGTGGCGTACTCTCTGTGCCGTGAACGGCTCAGAGCAGTAGCGGCAAGTGAATTCGCGTTCAGGCGCGGTGCCGTATCTGAAGCCATCTGCGCTTTTATGGGATTCCCACGTGCCTGTACGCCGGTTGTCCTGCTGGGTATCGAGGCGTTTGCGCCGGGTCTTCTCGTGACAAGCGTCGCAGTTAGGCAGGCTGCCGTACTTAGACGTACGGATAGTAGGACCACTGCACTTTGGGCAAATGGCAGGAGAATCCATGAATAAACACTACATTGTTTGCGGGCTGGGTTTCGGTGACGAGGGCAAGGGCTCGGTCATTGATTTTTTGTGTAGTCCGGCAGGCACCGCGCTGCGAGGGGAGCGGCCCGTCGCCGCCGTGGTCCGGCACAACGGCGGCGCCCAGACCGCCCACAACGTCGTCCACGGGCTGCGCGAGCACACGTTCGCCCAGTTCGGGTCCGGCAGCTTCCACGGCACCCCGACGTTCCTGAGCCGCTACATGCTGCTCGACCCGCTCGCCCTGGCCGCCGAAGCCGACCACCTGGCCGGGCTCGGCATCCCCGCCCTGGACCTGCTCACGGTTGACCGCGACGCCCTGGTCATCACCCCGTACCACGTCGCCGCGAACCAGGCCCGGGAGAAGGCCCGCGGCCTGGACCGGCACGGTTCCTGCGGCAAGGGCATCGGCGAGACCGCCCGGTTCGCCCTGGAGCACCCGGACCTCGCCTTGCGGGCCGGGGACTGCGCGCTGCCCGCGTTGCACCTGGTCCGCAAGCTGATCCGCGTTAGGGATGCGCTGGCGGCTGAAGGGTCCCTCCTGGGACGGCGCCTGGAACCGGTTCGCGATGTCGCTGATGCTTACCGCGCGTTCGCCGGGCGGGTCACCTTGGTGGACGGCGACCGGCACCTGCGCCGCCTGCTCAAGGCCGGGCCGGTCGTCTTCGAGGGCGCCCAGGGCGTGCTGCTGGACGAGTGGCACGGCTTCCACCCGTACACCACCTGGTCGACCACCACCTCGTCCAACGCGCGGGTGCTGCTGGCCGAGCAGGGCGAGCAGGGCTACGCCCTCGGCGTCACCCGCACCTACATGACCCGGCACGGCGCCGGCCCGTTCGTCACCGAGGACGCCTCCCTGAGCTACCCCGAGCCGCACAACGGGACCGGCGAATGGCAGGGCGCGTTCCGGCTCGGCCACCCCGACGCCCTGGCCCTGGACTACGCCGTCCAGGCCAGCGGCGGCATCGACGGGCTCGCCGTCACCCACCTGGACGTCGCCACCACGTACCTCCGGATGTGCACCGGCTACCGCATACCCGGAACCCTCCCCGGCCCGGGTGGCACCAAGATCACCCGCCTCAATCCCGGGAACACGCGCGACCTGGCCTGGCAGGAAGGGCTGACCCGCATCCTGGAGCGGGCCGTGCCCGTCTACGACGGTGACCGCGTGGTGCCCGACGTGCTGGCCCGCGACCTGTCCTGGGTCGCTAAGGTCCCGCTCGTGCTGCGTTCCTACGGCCCCGGCCCGGGGAGCAAGCTGGCCGCCGCGGAGGTGCTGGCATGACCGCGCGGATCGTCACCGACGAGCAGCATGCCGCCCGCCGCGTCCGGACCCAGCGCCAGGGCACGGTCCGCCGCCGGTTCAGCTACTGGGTGGAACGCCTTGACGACACCCAGCTGGCCCGGCTCGATGACCTGCTGGCCGACCCCCGCGCCCTGGCTCGGCTGCTGGAACCGTCCCGGGAGGATGCGCGATGATCGCCCCGGCGCGCCTCGTCCCGGCCGGGGACTGGTCTTACCTCGAAGTCCGGGGGGACCTGTGGCACCGGCCGCTGGACCAGCATGACCTGGATGACCTGGCCGGCCTGCTCGCCCAGCGCACCGCGATGGCCCGCAGCTGCCCGGAAGCGGACGGCCGCCACGCCTGCGTCCTGCCGCCCGTCCACGAGAAGCAGGACCACCAGTGCCGGGCCTGCCCGCACACCTGGAGCACACCATGATCATGCGGGCCGTCAACGGCGTCCTGGACCGGGCCGACCAGCACGGCGGCTGGACGCCCTCGTTCGGCGGGGCGCTCATCGGCGGCAGCATCCCCTGGCTGCTGCTCGGTGGCGGTGGACCTGGGCGGCCGCCGCCGCCGGGCTGGTGTCGCCATCTGCCCGGCGGAGACCTGGCTGCGCTGCCGCCGATGAGCGCCCCGTGAGCCGTCTCGTCATCACCCGGGGCCTGCCCGGGTCCGGCAAGACCACTCTCGCTGAGAAGTGGCGCGACGCCGCGCCCGGACGCGCCCGGGTCAGCCGCGGCGTGCTCCGCGACATGCTCGCGGGCGGCGGCCGGTGGGAAGCCAGCCGCATCGCCGAGGCCACCCTGTCCGAAGCCGAGGATGGTATTGTCTCGGGCCTGCTCGCCGCCGGGCTGGATGTCATCGTGGATGACACGAACCTGGACCCGGTGCACGTCGTGTTCTTCGAGCTTCTCGCGGACGTCAGCCAGGCTGAGTTCACCGTCGTAGATCTCACCGACGTCGCGCCGGGTCTCTGCCTGCTGCGCAATGCCGGCCGGGGCGAGGCTGACCTGGTTCCCTCCGGGTGGATAAGCCGCGCGTACAGCCAGCACATCGAAGGGCAGCCGCACCCGCTGCCGTACCCGTTCCGCTTCGGCGGCCGCCAGGTCACGCCCGCTGAGCTGCTCGGCGAGGAGCCGGCGGCATGACCGCGCCATCGCCGCACGTCCACCTGACCCGCAACCACGGCCGCAACCGGCGCATCCTGGTCATGACCGGCGACGGGATCACCACCAGCGCCCTGCTGAGGGGCTGAGCATGCCCGCCTGGTACCAGGTCAGTGTCACCGATGAGGAGATCCTGGCCCAGCCGTGCTCCGCGTGCCTTCAGCCGCCGGGCGTGATGTGCGTCTACCTGACCGAAGTCCGGTCGCACACCATGTACGGCGAGCAGCGCTACGCCCTGGGCACCGGCAGGCCCGTCATCGCGCACAGGCCCGGCGAGCCGATGACCACGCTGCACAGTGCCCGGCGGCGGAAGGCGCGGGAGAAGAAAGCGCAGGCCCTGGCGGCAGTCCAGCGCAGGGCTGCGCTGATCCAGCGGCGCGTGGCTGCCGCCGAGGTGCTGGAACAGCCTGCCCGCGGTCTCCTGCGGTCCCTGGCCGCACTGAACGCGTATGACCCGCGCGAGTACGCGCAGCTCCGGGACTGGCTGCGCGCGTACGGGGAGATCCTGTGGGACAGCTGACGCCGGACGAGGCGGAAACCCGCGTGTTCTGGCTCGTCATCCTGGCGTGCTGCATCATGATCATCGCCCTGGCCGTTTCCCTGCAGCGCATGTTCTGGCCCGGACTGGCCGGCGCGTTCGCCTGGATGGCCGTAACAGCGCTGTGGGCCAGGCACTACGACCGGCACCGCCCGACGAAAGGGCGCTGACCCGCTACTCTTAGAGACACCTCGCGGCCAGGGCCGATCACCTCCGGAGCCGGGGTCACCTGCACAGCACAGGAGATCCCGGCTCCGGCAATGTCCGCACCTGAAATAGAACTCGTCCAGGACCTGTGGCTCCCGGACGGCACCGTGCTGCGCGGCGAGGAAGCCCGCTCGGCCAGGTTCGGGCCGCCCGGCCTGGCCGGCAGCCAGCGCCCCCGGTTCTGGACCGCCCCGCCGCGGCATGTCACCGCGACCGCCGGCTGCCCCGCCTGCGCCAATCCCGATTACGCGTCCGGGTGCGGGGAGTATGCCTCCGACGAGATGCTCGACTGGTGCCCCGGCATCGGGTACGAGCTGGACGACTGGCAGCAGTGGTGGCTCCGCCAGCTGTGCGGCGTGCAGCCTGACGGCCGCTGGGCCTCGTTCGAGAACTATCTCGTCGTCAGCCGGCAGAACGGCAAGAATGAGTGCCTGGCGGTGCGCGAGCTGGCCGGCATGTTCATCTTCGGCGAGCGGATGATCATCCACACCGCCCACGAGTTCAAGGCCGCCGCCGAGCACTTCCGCCGGGTCCGCGACACCGTGACCGCCTACGACGAGCTGCGCAAGCGGGTCAAGGCCGTCACCACCTCCCACGGCGACGAGGCCATCGAGCTGCGGCCCGTGCCCACCCTGATCTTCGGCCCCGGCGCCCGCCGTATCCGCCGGTCGGTCGGGTCCCGGCTGCGGTTCCTGGCCAGGTCCCGCGGTTCCGGCCGGTCTTTCACCGCCGACGCCGTGATTTACGACGAGGCAATGATCTTGTCCGAGGAGCAGGTCGGCGCGTCGCTGCCCACCCTGTCCGCGGTGCCCAACCCGCAGGTCATCTATACTGCGTCGGCCGGCTACCGGGACTCCATCCAGCTCGGCGCGGTCCGCCGGCGGGTGCTCCGCGGTGACAAGACCCTGATGGGTGCCGAGTGGTCCGTCAATCCGCATCTCGATACCTGCACCCGTGACGAGGCACGCGGCCGCCGCACCAACCGGTACATCACCTGCAGCCAGCACGACGACCGCGACGACCCCCGCTCCTGGGCGAAAGCCAACCCGGCGTTCGGCGTCCGGATCGCCCCCGTTCACATCGCGAACGAGCTGAACTCCCTGACCGGCGTGCAGTTCGACAGGGAGCGCCTCGGCGTCGGCGACTGGCCGTCCGAGGACGAGGCCTGGGCCGTCGTGAGCGAGGAAGCATGGCAGGCCTGCGCCATGCCCGACCCCGGCGGCGCCACCCGGCCTGTCGTGTTCGCCGTGGACATCGACCCCGACATGATCTCCGCGACGATCGCTGCCGCCTGGTACCGGCCCGATCCTGGCCGGAAAACCGCCGCTGACGCCGGGATGATCGCCGCGATGCAGCTTTCGGCCGCGTCCGGGCTGCCGCTCCTGCCGCCCGGCCCGCCGCTCCCGGACCGGCCCGTGGTGGAGATCCCCCGCGGCTGCCACCGGGAAGGCACCGCGTGGATCATTCCCCGGCTGCTGGAGCTGCGGGCCGCGTGGAAGCCCCGCGCCGTCGTCATGCCGAAGAACGGGCCCGGCGCTTCCCTGATCGACCAGGCTGAGCGGGTCGGCATCACCGTGACCCCGGCGTCCAGCGGGGACGAGGCCGCCGCGTTCGCCCTGTTCGTCCGGCATGTCCGAGCTGAGACCGTAGACGGCGTGCCGTCGCCTCGGCTGATCCACCTGGGCCGGGCCGAAGCCCCCGGCCTGTGGTCCGCGGTTGCCTCGGCCGAGACCCGGGATGTCGGCGACGGCGGCCGCGCCTGGTCCCGCCGCGACTCCGGCAGTGACATTTCTCCCGTTACCGCCGGGTCGCTGGCCCTGCGCGAGCTGACCAAGATCCGCCGCGGCTACGATCCGGTGAAATCGATCGCCCCGCCCGGCCGCGCACCCGTGCCCGGCGGCGGCAACTGGATGAACGGAGCCTGATGAGCGAAACGGACGCCGTGGATGCTATCGAACTGGCTGCCACGGCCGGGATCACCCTGGCGCCGGGGGAGCAGGAAGCACTCTCCGCGGCGATGGCCAGGGATGACGGCCGGTGGGTACAGCCGCGAGTGAACTGCGGGTACAGCGACGTGATCCTGGCCCGCGAGCTGGCCGGGCTGTTCTTGCTCGATGAGCGCATCCTGCACGTCTGCCCCAGCCGTACGCAGGCGGGCGCGGCGTTCGAGCGCCTGTACGAATGCGTGGCCCGCGAGCCGGAGCTGTCCCGCCGGGTGACGCGGGCCAGCAAGGCGGCTGGCATGGAGTCGCTCCGGACGCAGGCAGGCGGCGAGATCTGGTTCCCGTCCGTGAGCGGGAGCCGTGGCGTCTCCGCGGACCTGATCGTGCTCAGCGGCGGCACTGGCTACGATAACCGCGTGCTGACCGCTGTTCTCCCGTGCTCGGCCAGCCGGCCGGACCCGCAGGTCTGGGTGACCGGCACGTGAGCCGGATGTCATTCTCGTCCGCGTTCCGGCCCGGCTGGCTGCTGTTCGCCGGCAACCTGGCGGGTACCGAGGGCGTCATCAGCGGGGAAGCCTGGGCAGCGGACCTGTCCGCGGAGCACGCCGCCTGGGGGAGCCGCATCCGCCTGACGGCCGAGCTGCAGGACGCCGTGATCGTCCAGGCCAGGCCGCCCCGGTCGCTAGAGCAGAGCCTGTGGGACGCCCTGCAGCGCTGGCCCCAGCCGGGCGTCCCGGACGGCCGCCGCTGGCCCGCCGAGGTGGAGGCCCTGCTGGCCCTGGCCCGGAACTATCCCGAAGAGTACGAGCGGCTGCGTGACAGCGAGGCCGTGCTGCGGGCGCTGGGCGGCTAGGGACAGCCGTGACAATGCGCGCTGCTTCGCCTGGTGTCCTGTCAGCCCTGCCGGATAGTTCGTTATGGCGGTTGCCTGGGCGGCCGGCCCCGATCATGCTGGAGGTACGTCCCCGGCCGCCAGGGCCGGTCTCGCTGCCGCACCACAGGCAGTGGCGCCAGCGGGAGGCAGCGGCGCCGGGGACGGACCACGTTTCCGCATCTGGGCCGAGACCTGCTGGTGCCTGCGCTGCCTCGGCCGCAACCGGTGGTGCTGGGAATGCACCTGGTGTCACCCCCCGGCTCACGGTACCCGGCACGGTTCCGGCGCCTGGAGCCTGATCATCCGCAGCACCGTGCCGCACCACTGGCGGGTCCGCGGCCGGCACCACATCCGGATGGCGCGACGGCCTACCCTGTGACGATGAGCGATCACGTCAAGGCAGGGCCGAACCCGCCGCAGGAGCCCAAGCCGGACCCGCCGGACGAGCAGACTGACCCGCGCGAGCCCGCGCGGACCCAGGAGCAGCAGCAGAACCCGGAACCGCCGCCCGTGGACGAGCCCGGCAAGACGCAGGCAGCCCAGGAGGAGTAGCCAGGTTGTAGCCGCCGGCCCGGAGAGTCATTACGCTCATAGGTCAGACCGGAGCTGGTACCCCACGGCCGGACGCCAGGAATTTCCCCGCGAGGAGGCGCCGTGGTCACCCAGGCCATCCCGGTTGACCAGCTGCAGGTCCGGGCCGCAGAAGTCCGGCCGGGCCGGGTCGCCGCCACCGCGATCGGCGCCGTGTTCGTCGCCATCGGCTGGGTGCTCGGCCGGCTGTGGATGGGCGCCGTGTTCTGCTGCCTGGCCGCCCGGTACGGCTACTGGCGCGGCACCGGCCTGGACGACGGGCAGATTGCCGCCCGGATGGCCCCGCCCGAGCCGCCCCCGGCGCCGAAGCGCTGATTCTGCCCGCGTCCGGCTGCGCACGTGCACGTGCATCTGGTAGAAATGGCCAGGCGGGACGGCGCGGGGCCGCCCCCGGAGCACAGGAGACCTACACCATGCAGCGTCGCATCCGCACCATCGCCACCGCCGTCGCCACTGCGGCCGCCGCGGCCGTGCTGTCCCTGTCCATGACCAGCACCAGCTGGGCCGCCACCGGTTTCAGCGCCACCAGCATCAACGGCAGCGCGCCCGCCAGCGCCCTGTTCACCACCCACGCCGTCTCGGCCGGCGAGCACCTGGTCTGCGGCGGCCACCCCGCCAACGTCACCTCGGTCAGCCCGGACGGCAACGGCAGCGTCTTCCACGTCAGCCCGTTCCTGCAGGGCGTGCACGGCGGCCAGGCCGTCACCTGCATCGCCGCCTAGCCAGCACGTGAGTTCCGGGTCAGGCAGGGCCGCCGGCCGCTATCAGGCGCGCCGGGCGCCTCATGCTGACCCGGTATCCGCCGCGCCGGGTCCAGGCGAAGGACCTGGCGCGGCGGATGAGCTGATTACCGTGCCGCTGAACCAGCTCGCGGCCGAGATCGAATGGGCCCTGACGTACACCCTCGCCTGCGGTGTCGGGGCCGGCGACAGCTTCGAGACGAGGCGCAAGGCCGTCTGCGCGCACATGGTCGCCGTTCTCGCCGAGAGAGCCGGTAACGGCCTGTCCGGGATGCGGATAGAACCCGTGATCGCGAAACCGGGCTGACAGCTTTCTTAGTGCAAGATGAACCTCATGAGGATCATCGGCAACGCCATCGCAGCCCTGCTCCTGGGAGGGATGCTGGTGCTCAGCGCGTTCCCGGCTCAGGCGGCCCCGCTTCCCTCTGTGTACTCCCAGGGCTGGCTCCAGCACTCGGCCAGGCCCGCCTGGATCAGGCTAGGGGCAGGCGGGTCGGTCATGGCCCACACCTGGAGCTGGAACACCTGGAACGCGACGACGGCGAAGTCCGCGGGAACCTTGTGGGTCAACGGGTGCAAGCCGGACTGCGCCAGGGGCAGGTTCAGCTATCACAAGGTCAGCGTCACCCTCACGACGGTGAAGAAGCACGGAGCGGTCCCGTACTTCTTGAAGATGACCTGGAGTACCCCCGGGTACAAGCTGCCGGGATCGGGATCTAGCACGGCCACCCTGTTTTACGTGGTCCTTCATGGTGCGAGCATCCCGGGCTGGGCCAGCTGCTTCCCGCTGAGCAGCAAGAAGACCTGCTATGAACCAGGACAGTTTTGCCCGGCCGGCGACCGCGGCATGACGGGCCTGGCCGGCGACGGCAAGAACGTCGTCTGCCGCAACGTGAATGGCTGGCGATGGGAGCCAGTGTCATGAGGCACGAGCAGATTGCGGACGCCAGATCGGCGTGTCCGGGATACGGATAGAACCCGTTATCGCGAAACCGGGCTGACGTGGCGTAGCCTGATGTCAGCTAGCCCCGTCAGCTAGCGCCCGCGGCCGGAACGGAGCCGGGTAACCATCCCCGTCTCCGAGGAGTCCCGGCCCCGTGGGGCTGACCGAGCGCATTCGCGGTAGCCGCCCAGCGCGGTCTGCCTGCAGTGCGCTCTTTTTCGCGCCTGCAGCCCGCCGTGGCGGTGCGCCATGGGCCTGATCGAGAAGATCCAGGCGTCCCGTGCCGAGTCCAGGGTCCTGGGCGGGGTGCCGTGGAAACCGTGGGACTCGCCTTTCTTCAAGTTTTCCCAGGGCGGCCCGGCCCACCCAACGCGCTCGTACTACGGCGTTGACGAGGCCCTCGGCCTGCCCGCGCTGTACTCCGGCTGCCGGCTGCTCGCCGACTCCGTTGCTTCCCTCCCGGTCGGCATCTACACCAGGGCCGGGCGCCGGGTCGCCAAGTATGACGGCCCGTCCATCTTCGACGCCCCCTCGGTTACCGGCACCCTGTTCGACTGGCTGTTCACCCTGATGACCTCACTGGTCCTGCAGGGCAACGCCTGGGGGTTCATCACCGGCCGGGACGGCTACGGGTTCCCCACCGGCATCGAGTGGATTCCCCCCGAGGACGTCATCTGCGTCGATGACGAGATGCAGCCGTGGAACCCGGTGCGGACCAGGATCTACGTCTACGGCCGCCTGGTTGACCGGACCGAGCTGTTCCACATCAAGGCGTTCAGCCTGCCCGGCCGGACCGAGGGCATCAGCCCGCTCCGCGCGTTCGCGCTCACCATCCTGGCCGGCACCGAGGCCCAGCGGTACGGCACTGACTGGTACCGGGCCGGCGGCTTCCCCCCCGGTACCTTCCAGAACACCGAAATCGAGATCGACGCCGATCAGGCCGAGTCGATCCGGTCCATCCTGACCTCGACCATCCGCAGGCGCGAACCCCTGGTCTACGGGCGCGACTGGGATTACAAGCCAGTTACCGTGCCGCCGTCCGAGGCGCAGTTCATCGACGCGATGCGGCTCAACGCCACTCACATCGCCGCGGTGCTCGGCCTGCCCCCGGACCGGATCGGCGGCACCCGCGGCGACTCGCTGACCTACTCCACGGTAGAGCAGTCCACCCTGCAGGTCATCGAGGCGATGCGCCCGTACCTGGTCCGGCTGGAGCATGCGTTCTTCCAGCTGCTGCCCGCCAACCGGTACGCCCGGTTCAACGCCGACGCGATGCTCAAGACCGACCTCAAGACCCGCACGGAGATCTACCAGACCCAGCGGAACATCGGCCTGCGGACCGCGGACGAGCTGCGTGAGCTGGAAGACCTGGAGCCGCTCACCGGCCAGGCCGGCGGCGAGGCGATCCCGCTCATCGTCATGGAGGCCATGGCCCGGTCCATCCGCGGCATCCCGAACTCGATGCTGCCGCAGATCACGCTGGAAATGGACCTGGCCGCCAAGAAGCTGGAGGAGCTGCAGAAGGAAGGCATCGCCAAGGCCAACGACCCGGCGAACCCGTCGGTGCCGGCCCCGGAGCAGATGCTCGGCCAGCTGATCAGCTCCATGCGCAGTCACGACGGCGCCCCCGACGTGCGGGACGTCCGTGACATAACCGGTGCCTTCCGGCAGCTCGGCATCGACCTCCCGGGTGAGATCATCGCGAGCCTGGCCCGGGAGTACGGCAGGTACGCGCCGCACAAGCGCTACGGCGGCATCGGCGCGTGGGGCAAGCCGGACCCCGAGTTCGTGGGTGCCTGGATTCCGTCTCCGCACGAGACGGTGCTGTCCGGTGTCAACGGCTCCGCTGGCCACGGCGTCAACGGAAGCATGAACGGTTACGGGGGGGAGCCGTGATGCACGCGTGCACTCCCCGCCTATTGTCAGGGCGGTTCTTGCGGCCCTTGATCACGCAGGTAGAAAGGGGTTAACCAGCATGGCCCAGATGTCAAGCGCCGCTATCAACGACCTTCCGGACTCCAGTTTCGCCCACATCGAGCCGGGCGGCTCGAAGGACCCGAGTGGCAAGACGGTACCGCGGAGCAAGCGCCACTTCCCGGTGCACGACGAGGCGCACGTGCGCAACGCCCTGTCCCGGGCGCCGCAGTCGCCGTTCGGCAAGCAGGCGATGCCGAAGATCATGGCCGCCGCGCGCAAGTTCGGCATCACGGTCGGCGGCGACCAGCGGGCCGCGTTCGGCGTTGCTGAGCTGGACGGCTTCCCCGAGCGCCGGTTCACCCGGTTCCCGCCGGAGCTGCGACAGGCCCATGACGGCGGCCCGACCCTGATCTACGGCTACGCCGCGGCGTTCGGCAAGCTGTCCCGCAAGCTGGGCGGCTTCGTGGAGCAGGTTGACGGGCGCGCGTTCAACAGCTCGAAATCCGAGGGCTGGCCTGACGTTGTGTGCAGGTACAACCACAAGGACGACATGCTGCTGGGCACGACGCATGCCCGGACGCTCAAGCTGGCCCTGGATGACACCGGCCTGGCGTACGAGGTCCAGCCGCCGAATGCCCGCGCCGACGTGCTGGAGTACGTGGCCCGCGGCGATGTCCGGCACAGCTCGTTCGCTTTCCGGGTCTTCCCCGGCGGCGACGAGTGGGGCGTGTCGGAGTTCAACTACCCCATGCGCACCCTGCTCGACGTGCAGCTTGTCGACGTGGCGCCCGTGCTCGACCCCGCGTACCCGGATGCGACGTCCGGCGCCCGCGCGATGAACGGCGCGATCGAGTCGCTGGCCCAGTGGGTCCAGGCCGACGTCGAAGAGGTCCGCAGCCGGGTTGGCGAGAACCGGGCCATGGAGTTCTTCAAGCGCGTGTCCGCGGACGGCGGCGCGCCGAAGGCCCAGCGCGCCAAGCCGGCCCCGAAGCCGGTCATGTCCGGCGCGCAGGCCCTGCTCGCCCTGCAGGACAACATGGAAGACCCCTGGGCCGAGGAAGGCTAGTCCTCCCAGCTCAGTCAGCCAGACCGAACACAGCTTCAAATCTTCGCCGTTGGCCGTAGCTGCCCCTCCTGGGCGCGGACGGAGCCGGTACCCGAGCACCTGAACCAGGGTGCTCCAACCGATTCCCCGCTTAGGAGGGAACAGCAATGGCTAGTGAAGTCGCCAAGCGGCTCCGTGACAGGCGCATGAACGTCTGGAACGAGGCCAAGGGCATCGCCGAGTCCGCCGCCCAGGAGAACCGCGCCCTGACCGATGAGGAGCAGGGCAAGTGGGACGCCTACCAGGAGGAGATGGGCAAGCTCGACACGCGCATCCGCGCCGTGCTCGACACCGAGAAGCGGGCCAAGGACGCCGATGACGCGTTCGACGCCCTGTCCGGCAAGAAGCCCGCTGACGGCCAGGCGGCCCGCACCGTCGGCGGCGGCAAGATGCTGGAGGAGGTGCGCAAGTGGGCCCGCGGTGAGGAAGGTGCCTCGCGGCACATGGAGATCCGGCGCGACCCGGCCCTCGGCCCGGTCAACTACCGCGTTCTCACCACAGGTGCGCAGGGTACAAACGCAAGTAGTATCGTACCCACGGACTTTTACGACATGCTTATCGCACACTTGATCGAAGTGAGCGGGGTCATGCAGTGCGGTCCGACCGTCCTCAACACCGGGGGCGGCGAGACCCTCCAGGTCCCGAAGACCACCGCGCACTCCACCGCTGCCTCGGCGGCCCAGGCAGGCAACATCCCTACCTCTGACCCCTCGTTCAGCATGCAGCCACTTTCTGCGTGGAAATATGGCGTGATGCTCCAGGTGGCGCGGGAGCTGATCGATGACACCGCCGTCGACCTGCTCGGCTACCTGGCTATGCAGGCCGGCCGCGCGCTCGGCAACGCTTTCGGCTCCGACCTGGTGAACGGCTCGGGCACCTCCCAGCCGACCGGCATCATCACCGCCGCCACGACCGGCGTGACCGGCGCCGTGACCGGCGTCTCCGGTGCCCCCACCTACGCGAACCTGGTCGACCTGGAGTACTCGGTCATCGCTCCCTACCGCCAGTCCCGGTCCTGCTACTGGCTCGCGGCGGACAAGACCATCGGCGGGTTCCGCAAGATCGTGGACACCGTGGGCCGCCCGATCTGGGAGCCCTCGGCCGTCCTCGGGTCCCCGGACCTGCTGCTCGGCAAGCCCCTGGTCGCGGACCCGTTCATGCCCGCGCAGGCCACCGCCGCGAAGTCCATCGCCTTCGGTGACTTCTCGCAGTACTTCGTCCGGCTCGTCGGCGGGGTCCGGTTCGAGCGGTCGGACGACTTCGCGTTCGGCTCCGACCTGGTGACGTTCCGTGCGATCCTGCGCGGCGACGGCACCCTGGTCGACCGCACGGGCGCGATTAAAGTCTTCCAGGGCGCGTCTACCTAAGCCTGTGACCTGGGGTTACCCCCGGTTACGGTGTACTGGTAGACCGCACTGAAAGGCGCAAAATCCACCCCGCCCGTGCCGCGATCGTCGGCTCGGTGCGGGCGGGGTGTTCCATCCGGCGAAGAGGAAGAGCACGCCCGTGCAGATCAGTATGATCGTCGGGATCTCCGGGTCCCGTCACGACGACCGCCCCTGGCCGCCGCCCGGCGTGATGTTCGAGGTCCCCGACTGGGAGGGCCGCGACCTCATCCGCGGCGGTAACGCGGTGCCGGCCAACAACGCGGCCCGGCGCGCGTACGAAGACCTGGAGTGGGGTACCGAGAACCCGGAGCCTGCGGGCACGCAGCAGCTGCCCGGCACCCCTCCCGCCACGACCGCGGCGCCTGATCCCGCCCCGGAGCCGGCCGCCCCGGAGGACAGCGCGAACTCGCACGCCAGCCCGGCCGCAGACGTCCCCGGAGCCGGGCCGGACCAGGCGCAGGAGCCGGCGCCCGCCTCCGGGCCGTCTCCTGCCGAGGTGCCGGGCCCGTCCGCGCCCAAGCAGGCGTGGATTGATTACGCCATCGCCCAGGGGGCAGCTGAGGGGACGGCCTCGGCGATGACCAAGGCCGATCTGATGAGCAAGTACGGCGGCCGGCTGTAGCCGCCGGGAGGGAACCCCATGAGCGCCACCGCCAAGAGCGACGACACCAAGGCCAGCGACACTAAGGTCAGCGACACCGCTACCTCGGATGACGGCAAGTCCACCGCGACCGCCAAGGCCGATGACGGCAAGGCCACGGCCACCGCGACCGCCGCTGCCCCGGACACCGGGGACTCCGCGAAGAGCGGCACCAGGAGCACCAGGGCCGGTGACGGCAAGAGCGCCAGCAGCAAGGCCGGCAGCAAGACCGCGGGCGATGACAGCGCCGGCACGCCCGGCTTCGCCGCCAGCCCGCAGGAACGGGACGCGGCCGTGACCGACCCGGCTGGCATCCGCGCTGCCGACGCTGCCTCCGCGCAGGCGTACGCGAAGGACGGCATCCTCGGCGCGCCCGGCTCCGAGATCCCCGGCAACCGCACCGCCGTCACCCGGGACCCGGCCGGCGCCGACCATCGCGAAGGCCGCCCGGCAACTCAGGTCGAAGGCGAGCGCCTGTCCGCCGAGGCCGACCGCTCCGCCCAGATGAAGGCCGAGCGCGCTGCCCGGGAGCCCGGTTACGCCACGACCGGCCTGGCCGGGCAGGCGGACGGTAACGGGGACAAGAAGCAGGGTAACAATCGCCCTGCCGCAGGTCAGCGCACTGCCGCGAAGGACAGCGACGCGGACAGGAAGGCCGGCTAGCCGTGGGCAACGGCCGCCGTCTCAGGCCCCCGCCGTCCACCCGGGCGTACGCGGGGGCACGGGCGGCGGCCAAGGCGGCTCTCCCGCGCTGCTGCGCCTGCGGCGGCCGGATCGGCGCGCTCAGGGACCGGATCGAGCTGGCCGACCGGCGGCTGGTCTGCACGCGCTGCGTCGGCAACGGCGTGCTGCTGAAGAAACTGCCGTGCGGCCACTGGGCGATGCCCGGCACCATGGTCATCTCCGACAGCGCTGACCTGTCGAACTTCGCCTGTATCCGCTGCTCACCGCACGCTAACCTGCCCGCTGGGTATGCCAGGACGTAGACTGGTCCCTAGAATCACCCGCCGCCCGCGGCCTGCATGGAGCCGGGCTCCCATCCAGAGGAGCCCCTATGGCTAATTCCAGCCAGGTCCCCGGCTACGACTCCACCCGCCGCACCACGGGCGGCCCGGCCTCCGCGGGCACCGGTTCCAGCGGCGACCCGACCACCGAGCCCGGCCAGTACCCGCCCCCGGACGCGAACGCCATCTTCGGCGGCCCGCTTCCCTCGGGCACCGGAGCCCCCGGCACCGCCGGAGCCCGCGGCACGGGCGGCCTCGATCCCACGGTGGAGCCCGGTCAGGTTGACGACAACTTCACCGGGCTGTCCCGGTCCGATGTCACCAGCACGGGCGCGCCCGGCAGCCAGGGCAGCACGGTCAAGACCGGCTCCGGCGGCGACTCGGTGACCGTCACCCGGCCCGGCAGCTACCTGTCCGGCAGCTACGCCCAGGACACCGTGCGCGACGACATCGCCGGCCCGGCCGACTGGACCCAGGCCAACGACGACGGCTACGGCACCTCCGGCCCGCAGCTCCCCGGCCTGGCCGGCAACCAGCCCGTCGCGGGCGAGGGCCGCTTCCAGCCGGGCGGCGGCCACGTCATGCGCGGTGGCCGCGCCGTCCGGGGCTGACCCGCACCATGCTGAACCCGGCGAGCCACATCACGGCCATGCGCGAGGTCATCGCTGAGCACCAGCCTTCGCGTGAGCGCAGCCTGGCCGTCACCAAGCTGGACG